GCTCCTGTAGCTTCTTCCACAATTCAAGTTCTCGTGTTTGCTAGAGGAGCAGAGAATTTGGATTTTGCAAGCCCCACGTCAGTCGGCATTGAGAATTTGACTAGTGCTGAGATTCAAGGGGGAGACGATGTTGAATTGCAAGCTGGTGAGGATGAAAACAAGGGCGAGTCTGGAACTACTATGGTTGCGTCTGGGAAAATTTCTCAACCCATTGATCACCTGTACTTAACATATATGGGTGAGAGGATTGGGTCTTTGAGAGTTCTCCTTCGACGAAACTGTAAAATCATGACTTTCGCACCAAGTTATTCAGCCACTGCTTACAACTACGTCATTCAGTCTCTGACTCTGGGAAGAATTCCACCCCCCATTGGGTGGGACACTTCAGCATTGTCAACGGCGAAGGGCATTATTGATACATCCACAACAAGAAAGTTTAATTTCACCAACGGCAACTTTTTGAACTATGTGTGCCCTGCTTTTGTAGGGAATAGAGGTTCGGTGAATTGGACTGCGAATCCTGATGCCGGGTCAGCGGCTGGTATTCGACATTTTACTGTAGTGCGAGATAAGGGTGCTATCGCCTACGCTACTGCCCAACCGAGTTGGGATTCAACCACGTCCGCAAGTAACACACGGAATTGGTTCGTCAACTCGAGAACATCTGGAGCAGGCTGTCTGGTTGCAGATACCACAGTTAGTGGAACTGCAAACTGGCAAATGCCATTTTACTCCGGGTTGAAATTTACACCCACCGACAATCATTACGTCAATTCTAACTCTGGTAGAAGTCCCAGCAACACACTCGATATGTGGTCTGCTGAGTGGTCTCTCTCGACAGAATATGGTACTCCACCGAAAGCTTCGAGAACACACTTCTATGCCGGAGCAGGAACTGACTTTGATTTGCTGTACTTTCGTCACGTTCCAACATATGGAGTGATGAATAGTTTTCCAGCAGCAGTCTAGAGGGCTTCCCTCTAGCTACATGTTTACATGTAAGATAGTCA